CCCTGCCATGATAAAATGACCCTTCTGGGTTAACCTCATTGGAGGCTGTCCTAATTATATCTACTAAATCGCTATACATAATGCAAATGTAAATCTAATTTAGGTTTGTTTATTTTATATGGCTAAATTAAATTAAACTCTTTTTTGAAACTTTGTTATATTTTTTTTCTTGATGAAAGAAAGCCAAAGCATATAATAAGCCTGCAATAGCATGGTCAAAGGCATCTACTGGAATCCCCGCCTTTTTATCATTCCATACAAAATTACTAAATTCTTTTCGGAGGTTGTGGCTAGTCGATGTAATTACAATTTGATAATCAGTTGCGGTTGGTATCATTTCGCTAGCACCCTTGCAATAGTTATTACTCTCCTGTATGTTCAAACCCTTTCGCCTTAAATCCTCTACTAATCTATTTTGCTGGCCATGACTATCACCAATGATTAAATCGGTTTGTTTGGCTATCAATTGTTTGTTTCTGGTATATATGTCATCCGTTCCTAATTTACCAACTTCATATAGTTCTTCATGTGCATAAATTTTTTTATTAACCTTATCAACTGCCACTTTGATTAATGTAGTTGGATCAATTGCAAATCCATAATCCTGACCATAGACATAAGGTAGGCTATTATCAAAATCGCCTGTAGTCCAATTGGTGAAGATTGCGCCCTGCCTTGTAGCTCTTTCACCATTACCGTATATTTTCCACCAATACTCATTAGTTTGCCTACTTTCAATATCTTCTATTTGTGATTGGGTTAAAAAAGGATTGTTTTTGTAGGTTGTGATTAAGGGAGGGTATTTTTCGATGTACTGGTCAAGCCAATGTTCTAAACCTAATGCTGGGTTATAATCGCAAATAATACGATGTCTAGTTCTTGGAAATAGCTGGTCAATTGTTTCTTGTGGAAATTGGTGTGCCTCGTTTATCCAAATAAAGTCACGTGACCTACCATGTATTTTTGCTGGTGTGTCCGCTCCATAGTAGCTTATCGTATTGCCATGCAGATTATAAGTGTGTTCGCTTTTATTGTGGTGCAAATCATTATACAAACCACATTCCAATAAAACATCTTTAAAGTCCTTCCAAGCTGTGGCTCTTAATGCAGTAAAGGTATCACGAACTATGTCTATATCAAGCCCTGTGTAATTCTCACATAGCCAAATTAGGTAATAAATAACTGAATACGATTTTCCACTTCTTGTGCCACCTTGCAAAAGGGTTATCCGTTGGGACTTAACTTTTTTTTTAAAAATCTAAAGTTTGGATTACTATTCTTCATCTTCCTCATTTAACCACTCTGGTAAATTCTTTTTACTGACCGATACATCCATTGTTTGCCTTGCTTTTCCATAAGCCCTATCCAATAGCACTTCTGCAGCTCTTACATCCCCTTTAGCAGCTTTTGCTCGTAACGCCTTGAGTATCACCTCACCTGCCGTTATGCCATCCTTTTCTTCGCCTAATACGTCAGCTAATAACTTATCCAACTCGGGTAGTTTTTTAGGTCTGCCGTTTGGGTTTAGTGTTTCACCCTTCTTCATTTTTCTGCCATCATGTGGAAATGCCATACGTCTGTTTTTAGTCTGTTATTTAATCAAATTTAAAAACTCATTTCGGCATTTGTCATCAGATTTAAAAACTCCAATCATTTTACTGGTTTGCGTCCATGTATCATGTTTCTTTACCCCTCTCATGCACATACACAAATGCTGTGCCTTTAGCGTTACCGCAACTCCTTTTGGATTTAATTCGTCTTGAATTCTTTGTGCAATTTGCGTAGTTATTCTTTCTTGATTTTGGAAACGATTTGCGTAAAAGTCAACCGTTCTTGCTAATTTACTTAATCCAACTATTTTACCACTTGGTATGTAAGCTACATTTGCTACTCCAAAGAAAGGTGCTGTATGATGTTCGCATAAAGAATAAAACGGTATATTAGTTTGGATAATCATTTCATCTGTTTCTTCGGCATCAAATGTTGTAAAATTAAATTGCTTCGGCTCTAAAAACTCTCGCATGAATTTAACATACCGCTTGGGAGTTTCAATTAAACCATCTCTAGTAACGTCTTCACCTAATTGTTCTAGTATTTGTTGGAAATGCCATTCAGCACTATTTACAGAATATTCCATAGTTTATGATTTTGAAGTGATAGCTTCCACTTTGGGTTCTCTATACAAAGTTTAATACAATGCTTTAAATTCTCGCTATTAATTTGCCATCCATCTGAATGTGGACTAAGCCAATAATGTTTAGCAATAACTGATGGGTTAGGTACTTCTTGACCTTTGTGTCTAACATAACGCAACTCTGAAACTCCTTCGGGAAAATTTTTCAAAACAATATGCTCTGCCACCTTTGGTGATACGCAAATAAAATCTATTCCTACTGGTGCTGGTCTTAACCCCGATGTCTCAACTGCTTGAAAATATCCTAGTGATTTAAAATGTTGTACTATCTCGTCAGTAAGTTGGTCTAGTGGTTCACCGCCAGTCCATGTAATTTCTTTACAGCCGTTTGCATTATAGTTTAACCATTCTTCTATTTCTTTAATTGTCCACTCTTTACCACTTTCAAATTCAGTATCGCACATAATACCTGATTTAAAGCATGAATTTTTTGCCGAGCAACCTTGTAAACGAATAAAGATAGTAGGCGTTCCTACTCTTGCTCCTTCGCCTTGTAATGAATAAAAAATTTCAGAGATTTTCAATGTTTGGTTCATAGATTATGTTTGAGGATTTAGTTTCTGCTAATTCAATACGATAAATTGGTAATGCTGTTTCGTTTTTAATTCTGTTAAATAACCATATTGCCATGTTCTCGGCTGATGTTTCAAATGGAAGTTTTAAAATTGGCTCATTGATTAATTCTAATACTTCACACAAACTATCTTTTTCGTAAATTAGAAACCAATGGCAATGCTCTTTTATTATTGGCTCAACTAATTTATCAATATCTGAAAACAAACAAGTTATTCCACCATCGTTTATTTGATTAAACTTAAAATGGCATTTAACTTCGTATGTATGTCCATGAATACGACCACACTTAAATCCTCCTGCATGGTTACGGTGTGCCGCATAAAAGTGATATTTTTTTTCTATTGTCATAATTCAGTTGAATAATATTTAAAATGATTTGTCTTTTTTATTACTTGGAATTTTAGATTACCAATCAATGGCATATTAATATATGTTTTAGTTAAATATTGATATATTTTTAAATTAAACCAATTGCTATCTTTATACCTATCAAATAAAGGTATAATATTTCTTGTCCCTATTATAACTTCATCATACCCTAATTTAATACACTCAGCAATTAAATAATAGTTTCGGTTTTTTATATCAGTATGCCAATTTCTTTTTTCAATTTTCAAATCTATTCCTTTTATTTTACAATATTCAATAGCACACTTTAATTCTTTATCACAATAAGTTTGTCCGTAGTCAAAAAAAATACAATCGTAATTTTTTTCTAACTCACCACATGCAATACTATCTGCTCCTCCACTTAAAAGCAATACTTTCTTTTTTGTTTTGTATGTATTTAATAAAAATGGCTTCCAACGAAATGAAGAAGAATGAAATGGAATATCAATTATTAAATGAATAAAATAAGCAAATGCTAGTATTGGATTTAAAAACAATAACATTGCTGGTATATATAAAGAATGAGAGATATCATAAAGTATTTTACATTTTACATCCCATTTATTAAACTTTTTAAATCTTAACTCATTTGGTATTAATGCTATGTCTGGCATTAAACTTCCAATTAAAAATAAAGGTTCTTTTGTTATTGTATAACCAGCAACTCCAACAATTATGTGTCCTAATATATTCATAGATTATGTATTGCATATTTTTGAAATTTTAACCATTCATTAAAATTGTGTATGTGATAATCAGATGTTTTGCCTTTTAATCGCATTCCCTTTTTTCTAATTTTATCAATTTGATTATTTTTATTAAAATATGATAATTCGCCATACTGTGCTGTCAACCATGTAGTACTATCAACACTATCAAATTTTAATTCTGACAACATTGGAATTGAAGTAAATCCTAATCCATGTATTTTAACATTGTTTTTATGGGCATGATTAATAAACCAGTGTAATATTTTCGGATTTGATCGTATTTTTTTTCCTGCGTTGCTTGCCGTTGTCGTACCTACTGCTACATACTGATAATCTTCGCAACATTTTATCCAATACTCTGCACCTCTATTGGCATGCCAACATACGATAGGTTGGATTCCTACTGCGTCCTCAATTTGTTTTCTGTAATCTTCTACTTTTTTTAATCCAACAACACAATCAATGTCTAATTCAAAGAATAATTTTTGATTTGTATGTTTTATAAAAGCAATGTATTTTTTTACATAAGCATCCCAATCGAAATTTTTATACTTTCCTGTTTTATCATTTATTGCAGAAAATGCACCACTATCTAAGATATGTTTTTCTTGTGTTACATATTCGCCATATTTACCTGTTTTGTGCTCCCAAAATGAACTCAATAAATGAATATCAGTTGTAGGCTTTTGATATGTTTTTTCAATTGTTTTAAATCCTGCTAAATAAACAATCATAAACCTAGCAATTTAAAAAATATTGATTCTTTGCTTCCTGAATGTTTTTTTAATGCTTCTTGTACTGCATTAAAATCATCTTCGGTATATTCTAGGGTAATTTTAAACTTATCTTCTTTGTTTGTATTGTCTTCTTCAAAAAACGAATCTAGGTCAATATTTGAGGATTCAAAATTGTTTATCGCCAATCCCCATTCTTCCAACTCTTCACTATTCCACTCATTCGCCAACATTGACCAATCCCATTCACCTCCTGAAACATTATCCTTAATTATAAACTCTTTTTTTTGTTCAATATTCCAATCGTCTGCCATTGTTATCCAAGTATCTGGAATATCTTTAAATTTCAATTCTTGTAGGGCTTTTAGTCGCATATTGCCTCCAAGTGGATATAACATACCATCTGTATCTGTTACGCAAACAATAGGGCGTTTTTCAAGCATTTCGGGAAAGTCTTTAATAGACTGCACCAACTTTTTAAACTTATTGTCTTTAATAAGTCTAGGGTTGTTTGGGTTTGATTTTAATTGACTTAGCTTCATAATTTTATTTCACAAAAATAACCTTTTTTTTTTAATATTCAAATTTTTTTTTAGTTTAGATTAAAGTTGTTTGTGATGTTTATTAAATTGAATTCGACTTTTTTTTATTTTTTCGACTTTTTTATATTATACTAGTTATTTAAGTATTAATTTAACTAGGATTAAGATTAAATACAAGATTAATTGATTAGCTTAGAAGTTAGACCTTGAGTTTGACAATAGCCCCCCTTACCCAAACCTATAAAAAGTTTGTGTTTGAGGGCTGTCGTGATTAGCTTGTCAGTTGAGC